ATATACAGATTTTTTTTTTGGTATGATTCGGAGTACCCTCCCTATACCTGTTAATTATTATTTTTTTTTAACATACCTATCCCTCTTTATTTTTTTTATATTTTCTCCTGTTTACAGCCTTAGCTGTCTTAACTCTATGACATCTATCACATAGACTCTGTAAATTACTAGCACTCCATACACTACCTCCATCAGCTATCTCCTTTATATGATCTACTACTCTAGCTGCTGTACTTATATTATTTTTATTACATATAACACAGAGAGGATTTCTTTTTATAAACCAGCTCCTTAATTTTCTCCATCTATTGCTATTGTATATCTTACTATATTTAGGATCAGAATAAGACTTATCATGATCCTTTTTAATTTTTCTAATCCACTTATATTTTGTAGTAGTAGGTAAATAAGGCATAACTATTATAAACTATTTAAATTACTATTATACATCTCTACTACCATATACTCAAATAACTGTGCATTATTTACTTTAATATCCATCTTATTCAATTTATATTTTAATTCTTTAAACATTCTATATGTAGTATGCTTACAGCTAATATTTAACTTATGAGAATACTCTGTATCATATACATTATTACCAGCCATATCTAAAAAGTCATCTATACTTATCTCATCCATATTATATATATTAAACAGCAAAGGCCTATAAATCGGAGATCTATAAGCCTTTACATAAAACAGAAACAAATACAATACCTCATAAGAGATACTATACAAAGATACAAAATATAATCTATTTATCTAACTCCTTTAATAGATGTATAAAAAATTCTTTTATAACTTTTTTTTGTTCCTTATTAAATTTATCTAGGCCTGCTATCTCCTTATTTATTTTCTTATTATATACTACAGCTCTCTCTCCTATATAAGTAAAGTATTCTACAGCTGCATTCTCTATATTATTCTTTTTATTATCCATATATAATTTAGTCATTACCAGTTTATTTTATTTAAATCATCCTCCTCTATTTTATTTATTATATTCTTTAAATGTATAACATAACATCTCTTATTTTTTTCTTTACATCTCTCTACCTCCTCATGACATTCTCTGCATAAAGCTATAAGATTCTCAGGATAATCTCTATAATTTTCTGTACCTCTTATCTTATTACCCTTTGCTCCTCCCATAGCTCTAGGTATTATATGATGTATATCTACAGCCTCCTTTAATACAGCTGGTAATCCTAAGCTAAATGCAAAAGGCTGCTTACAGTTATATTTACATACCTCACATATAATAACATCTCCCACATCATATCCAAAATAATTGCAATATATTTTTTTATGATTAATCATTTTTTAATTTAGATATTACTATTATCTCCTTACCTTGTTTATAATTAGCTGGTATTATTACCTCTCCTCCCTCTCCTAAAGTTGTAAGATTTCTAGTCATCTGATTATAAGCTGCTTTATGTTTTTCTTTTAATTCTTTTAATTGTTTCTCTAGATCTGTAATATCTTTTATATGCTTAAAATCCCATCTACCTGCTGATGATCTTACACTAACAGAATATCCATCTATTTCAGTACCTCCTCTACCATATTTAGTAATCTCATCTAAAGCTATATCATCTATCATACACTTGTACTCCTTAGCTTTTTTCTCTATTTCTTTTAATACTATAACAGCCTTTAGAGGATCTATTTCTCCCTCTATTACTAAATTATATATATCTTTTATTGGTAACTTATCTAACTCCATTTTTATTTTCTTCTATTAAATCCTCTATTTTTAAAAGGTAATTATTTATTTTATTATCTAAATCTGATATAGTACTATGTTTTATATCTATTAAAATAGACTCTACATCTACAGCATATATATAAGTACTATTATCTAAATACTTATTTTTTAAATTTCTATTTCTAAAATTTTTTAAAAACTCCATAATTATTTTTTTACCCATGTAGGCTCTCCATTATATGAGTATTTTTGCTCATAACCTAAACTTATTAAATGATTTCTATACTCCTTTTGCTTTGTTTGATCCTGTCCTATTCTAGCTGCATAGGCCTTATCGTAATAATCAGGCATACCATTATTTTTTTTAGCAAAGGTACTCCTGCTCCATCTTGATAATCTTTTTTCTATACTAAATGTTTTCTCTAGCATATATCTCATTTTACCTGTTAAGCTTTTTTCTGTCCAGTAATCTATAAAATCCTTATGATGTTCTTTATTATCTAAACTATATACATATTCTTTAAAAGACTCCTCTGTAGATGGTAAAATATTCTTATTATTATTTTTATTATTATTATTATTCTTATTATTATTCTTATTATTACTACTATACTCTATATCTAGACTATCTATACTGTATATATACTTTATTAATTCTTTATTTTTTACCTCCTCTAATTCATTCTCTATACATTTTTTTACTGTAGGAGATGCTGAATAATTATATTTTAAAAAATTAACTATAGCTATCTCATTAGTCTTTTTACTAATTACTATTTTATTTAATCCTACAAATAGCTCTAATAATTTCTCTACAGTTTCCTTATTATAACCTGTATGATAAGTAATTTGTCTCATGCTGATCTCATAAATTCCAGCCTGTTTTACATTAGGATTAGTAAGTAAGTATAAATAAAAATATTTCTGCTCAGGAGTTAAATCCAGTATTAAAGGATCATTCCAAAATGTTGTATGTATCTGTCTATATTTAGCCATGTTTCTGTTTTTTTAGTTATTAAAAAGGTATTTTATTTTTTTCCTCCTCCTCTGCTTGATGATCCTCCTCCTCATATACTGACATATCAGGCATAGATACCTCATCCTCTAATATTACATTTTTTATATTTAATGTATTAAAAAATTTGTCTTTCCATTCGTTTGATTTAATATAAAAATCAATTTTCACAAATCTATCTTGTTTTATTTTATCCTTTAATAAATTTATTTTAGTTTCTCCAAAGATCTCAAACTGATGTTTATGGTTAAATCCTGTATCTGATTCCTCTATGGTAATAAACATTTTCTGAGCTGTTTCTCCATCTTTTAGATTAATTGTTTCAGTTCTAAAATTTATAATTCTACCTCTTATTTTATACATAACTTTTTTTATTTAATTTAATTTTTAATATATCTATTTCATGCTCTAATCTACAATTATCATTAAGTATCTGCTCATATTTAATCTCATTATCATAATCATATTTAGTCTTTACTATACTATATGCTAAATCTAGCTCTGAATTACTCCAATTTTCAAACTGAGTAAAAGTATTCTGATAGGCCTTAGTATAATGATTAATTATTTCATACTCTGACTTATGATGATTAATAAGATCCTCTATGTATTTTACAGGCTTATTAAAATAATCTGATATTTGATAAATATTAAAATTTAATTCCAGTAATAATATATTATATACTATTGATCTACAGTCTTTAATCCTATTATTACTAAAAACATTGTAAAAATCAGCAAATTTTACCTTATTATAATAACAGCATATCCTTACTAATCTATTTACTGATTGCATGATCTATAATATTATCATCAGCTATATAATCATCTCCATAAATTAACATTTTATACTCCTCAGATCTATACTCAAAATAATCTATTACATCAAAATCATTATCCTTATCTAACATTAATAAAATATCTAATAGATCATCTTTATTACATCTTACTAAAATATCAGATGTATTATTACATAATATTATATAATAAGCCATCATTTTTTAAAATCCTCAGACTCATCCTCTGAATAAAATCCTATTAGATTAGCTAATTTGAGGATTACTCTAGCTGCTGCTCTTTTTTCGCAGATTGCTATAGGATAATTACTTTTATTATTTTCGGGAGATACCTCTCCAAAAGATTGAGCCATTACTTTAGGTACTAACTGTCCATTTTTATCAGGATGATCAGTCATTATAACTCCATGAGCTAACATAATACAGCTTTTTTGATCCTCTGATATTTTCTCTATTTTAAAATTTAACTGTATTTTTTCTTTATTCTGTATCCTCTCAATACCTGATCTAGTAATAATAGGTTTTTCTTTTGATCCAAATTTTAATATAAAAATATCATCTTGCTCTAAATCATATTTTTTATATATATCTTTTAATTTATCTCTATTCATAATATTTACTTAATTTATTTACTTTTGATAATAATTTTAATTTTACTAAATCTAAAGCTACTCTATCAGTAGGATCTAGTTTCTCATTATGTAATACAGATAATAATAATCTGTAATCCCTTGTATCTAATTGCTCCATGTTTTATAATTTTTTATAATCTTCTATTTCTTTTTTTAATTCTGTTTTTTTCTTTTTACTTATATACTCATTAGCTATTATATATTTTCTATCTAAACTAAAATTATTTAAATCTATATTAGGTAATACTTTATTATACTCTGATTTTACTTTATTAACTAATCCAGTATCATCTAATTTTTCTATATCATTTTTAGATATTCCTAATTTTTTTAATATAGCTTTTTTCTCATCTTTATCCATAGTATCAAACTGAATCTCTATAGTTTTAATTACATCTGCTATATCTTTTTGAGTTAATTTAAGCTCTTTTTTTCTTTTAGTCATCTAATCTACTTTTTATAATTTTTTCTAATTTTCTCCAGTCATTTTTATAATGATAAAATAATACATCATAACAAAAAATCGTAGAATATAAATAACATACATTCCTATTAAAGTATTTTTTAATCTCCTCCATCCCTTTTTTTCTGTAAACATCTATAATTTTTTTATCTGTTATCTCTTTAGTAGCATATTTTTTTTTATGCTCTAATAATATTCTGATAGCTTTGTCTCTCTGAATATCCTCCTCTAATGTAATATTATTAGTTTCTAATAAGTAGTATAGGCTGTCCATAAATTCATATATGTTTATCACATAACAAAGATATGTAGATTAACCTATACTACTTACCCCCAAAATATAAACTAAATATTAAATATTAATGTAATTAAAAATCTACCTATAAAATAAATGAATCCTAATTTTATTAATATCATAGCTAATTTTTCCATATTGTATTTTTTTTTGTTTGTACAAATTAACTTATAAACTACTTAAAAAGAAAATTTTAATAATGATTGTTATTAACAATGGGATGTTGATTTCTTACAATAACTGATTTTAGATCCTAGATCCATAGGTATAAAAAATCCTACCTTACCATCTATTACTATTCCACAGCCTAGAGTAGGCTTTTTACTAAAGTTTTTCCCATATTCCATAGCATAGCTATCTACATCTATTAAACAGCCTACATTAAGGCCAAAAGTAATATCTCTATAAGATGCTCTATAGCTTACTCCTCCAGCACTATGAGTATGTCCTGATACTACAGACTGTCTATAATCTGTCATTAAAGATACACTTGCATTAACTCCACTTTTACCAGTACCATGAATATATAAAACATCATCTATAGTTATATGGTTATGAGCTTTCCATCCTTTAGGGAAGTTCCATATCTCCTCAAAAGATTTTAAAAATTTATTAGGGATATTATGAGTAGTAGCTCTCCTAGATATTAATAAATCATGATTCCCCAATGTAAGATCTAAAGTATTAAAAGTCTTTTTTAATTTATCTATATCCTTTTGAGCTAATTCTGACTCTTTAGATGGAGAATCTGCTGTATTACTAGACTCATGATAGCTCCAGCTATGTCCATCTACTAAATCTCCTATATGTACTACTCTATTAACTTGAAATTTATTAAAAGTTTCATATAAAAAATTTAAATGATCTTTATGAGCAAAAGGATAATGAGTATCTGATATAATTCCTACTACATTAGATCTCTTATGATAGTTGATAAAATCATATACATATTTATTTAATCTAGGCCTATAGCTCATTTGTCTTTTTTAGATGATCCCCCAAAAAAGAAATCAATAATAGTATTAACCTTAGCACTCATAGCTCCAAATAAAGTACTAATAAAACTGATCTCAAACTCTCCTAAATTTATATCTCCAATTACAAAGTATCTAGCTAATAAAAAACTTAATATAAAATAAGCTACAGTAAATATAGTAGCTAGTATCTTCTGTATATTACTATCATTTTGATACATTATCCTGGCTGACTTTCTATCCTCTACCTCCAGCTGATACATAGTCTGCTCATGATTTTTAAGTAAAGACTTTAGCTCATGCTTAGCCTTTAATCTCTCCTCATCAGTAGTTATAACCTCATCTAGTATTTTACTAGAATCAGATACTAAATTTTTAATAATACTTTTTATCATAATCCTTTATAGTTAATTACATTTTGATATATAGTTTTATTATCCTCATTTTTATAAGCCTCTAGTAATTGATTTCTATTATTACCTTTATTATAACTTATATGAATCCAGCTATAATTAAACTCATTAATCATCTGATCAAACTCTAAACCCATCTCTAATACAGTATCAAATAATATTTTATTATTCATTTTACCATTATTATCTATAAATTTTAGATCAGCAGCCTGTCCTTTACAATGCTGAGAAGTAGGTATATATTTACCATCTATTATTTTATAAGCTCCTCCTATTGCTTTATTAAGCTCATAGCTCCTCCATCCTGAATTTATTTTAATAGGCCTAGCTAGCTTATCTCTTAAAGGCTGTAATAAATCTCTACATAATAAACTCATATTATCTATATGCTCATTAGGAGGATCTAATTTTAATCCTAATCTTATAGAAACATTACTATTAAGAAATTCAGAAATATTAAATGATCTAGATAATCTCATAATTAATTAAATTTATTTAATAATAATACATCTACATCCTTTTGGAGATCTTTATAATTAATATCAAAATCTAACATAATAGTACTTTTATATCTTTTTATCTCCTCTCCATTATTATATACTATTATAGTAGGCTGTTTTATATTATATTTATCCATATACTCTGCATTATCACATAATATAATAGTATAATATTTACAGTTTTTTAATTTATCTAAATTCTTAATAAAATTATCTTGATTCCATGATGTATTAAATTCTACTATAGCAATCTCATCTTTAATAAAATTCTGAGCTGGAGATAATGTAGCAAATAAAAACACTAAAAGCATTAATAAAATATATATATAATTACTTATATCTCTTTTATTTATTGATCTCATATAATCTATTTTCTATAACTATTAATTTATCTTTAAGCTCCTGTATTCCTTGAGCATTATTTTCTGTAATAATTAAAGTATTTTTTATAGTTTCTCTAATTAATAAATCTTTTATCTCCCATTCAGAAGCTGTAATAGTAGGAGGAGGAGACTCCATAGCTACTTTAATATCAGCTTGTAATTTAGCATACATCATAACCATAGATACAGTAAATCCTATAATCATTATAAGAGTCTTAATATCTAATGTAAGTAAACTACTCTCTCCTATTTGAAATGCATTATCTTTTTTCATTTTAGTAATATATTTAAGCCTAATTTTATATTATAATTTTTTCTATCTAAATAACTTAAATAGATCCCCTCTAAATGAAATGATAATATTTTAGTTATTTTTTTTTGTATTAAAGCTCCTATTTCATAATCTACAGCTCCTGAATATCCATAATTAGTATAAGCATAATTATAAGGTAATATATTACTCCAAATAAGAGTATGATAATTATCTTTATGAGTATAATAAGATATACCTAATACAGATGATATAGTAATCTGATTCCCCAGCTTATTAATTTCTGTACTATTATATCTATTTACTATATCTGAATAATGATACTCCATAAATTCTGAGTTACTATTAGCTATAGTATCTCCTGATGGATTAATCCAGTAATAATAACTATTTTCAAATCTATCTACTAATCCATTATTATTTACATCATCCCAGTTATAATGATAACTATATCCTAAACTATTAGCTACATCTATATAATCCCCCCCACTAAAAACACTAAAAGGATTAACTCCATAAGCTGGATGTACTCTGATAATTGCTCCAGCTGATAACTGTAGCTTTTTAATATCCTTTTTTAATCTTAGATCTATTTCTCTATATTTTAGATCTATTCCCTCTAGGTTAGTACTTTGTAATTTTATTATATAATTTTTGCTTAAATATCTTATAAAATAATCTTGATTAATATAATTAATACCTCTATCTCTTACATTTTCATAAGAAATTAAATACTCTAATCCAGTTAGTAAAGCTGATCTAAATTTACCATAATCTGTCTCAGTACCATCCTTATAAGATTTTTTATCCTCCATAGATAGTCTAGCTAATCTCCTTACTCCAAAAGCATATCTATAATTATATTTATTATCTTTTGTAGTTTCTGTTAATATTCCATCCTGGATAGTATAAGTATTAGCCTCATCTAATACCTGATTAATTCCTACTGAGCCATAAAAAGTAGAGTATTTAAATACTCCCAGCTGAGCCTGAGCTGAAATAGATATAAATAATAATATATATATATATTTTATCATATTACTATAGTTTTATAATATAATATTACTTTAATATAACTACTAGCAGATGTAAAATTTGTACTTGTATATAATTTTAAAGCTAATCCTGAGCCTGTTGATCTTAATGCTTTATAAGGGATCATCTGATAATCTGTACCAGCTCCTGCTGAATAAATACCAGGAGATAACTGTACTAACATAGAATCTCTACTCCTATAAAAAGCCTCATCTAAGCTACTCCAGTACTGTCCTATACTTGTTAAGCTTGCATTATGTCCTATATATAAATCAGCTCTAGTCATCTCATCTGCTCCATGATTATATATAATAGTAGCACTTAATGGTATATGTAGCTTACCAGTTTCAGCAGCTAATAAAGTATAAGGAGATGAGCTTAGGCTCTTATACTCTGTATTAGTTAATGTATATTCTTTTAACTCAGGTACATTAGATAATCTTTGAGTTTGTACTTTATAATCAGGTACTATAAAACTACCTGAATTAAATATATCAGCTATAGTAAAAGTATTACTTACCATTCTTATAGATGTAGCATTATCAGCTAAATCTAAATCAGATCTAAGCCTAATACTCTGATAAGTTTTATTATTATAAATATAAAAATAATCTCCTTTTCTTAATAAATTCTCTCCTAGATGTCCAGTAGGATTAGCTATATCTATACTAACAGCAGCTCCTGGTATAATTTTTTTTGCTATCCTGCATATAGAGTTATCTAAAAGCCATAAATAAAAAGGATTATTTAAGCCTGGAGTTCTATTATTATCAGTAGCAAAATGAGTAGAAGTCTCTCCCTCTCCTGTAGGTAACTGTTTTCTATGAGGCTCATAAAATTTATTATTTTTTTGAGTAGTAGTATTAACTTTCTCAATAAAATTTCTTAATCTAGGAGATATTAAATTATTAGATGGCCTTTTATTGACCAGCTTATGCATATCTATATTTTTTCCGTATCTTTTAGCCATTACTTGAATAACTTTTATCTACTAATCCTGATCTACTAAATGTAACACAGTCCTCTAAATCTAAAGTAATCTCTCCAGTACCTGCTACAAAAGTAAATCCATTGACTAAATATGCTATATTAACACCTAATTGATTTTCTCCCCATTTTGTATTAGAGGCCCAGTAATATAAACCTGAGGCTAATTTTTGCTCTAGTTCTTTTGTATTTGTTCTATCTTGAAATGTTAATTGTAATCCTCTTTTAGGCATATAATAATGAGCTAAAGCATTTTTTACTCTCTGCTCATGTAATCTACTACCTGCTACAGTAGCTCCTACCTCCCAAAAAGCTCTCCAGTTTTGAGTATCAGATCCAGTTTCAGGAGAATTAGTACTATTAGCCTCTGTACATATTTTAAACTCTCCTGGATATTGACCTCCAAAACCTGCATCTCCAGTATCTTCTGTCCATGCATAAGGATCTGCTGGAGGAGTATCTCCTATTATTATCTCAGGCTCTTGCACATATTGCTCTGATGGAGTTCCATTAGTATTTTCATAACAGGCTACAGTATAATCAAAACTATCTACTCCTGCATTAATTCCTGTAATATTTATTCTTAAATCTGATAAATAATAATCCCATTGTAAACCTCTAGCTTCACATCCAAAGCCTCCACTAGTAGCTCCTCCAGTATCTAAACTAGAATAATCCCAAGACTTACAAGCTGCTACTTGTTGTACCCCTCCTGGAGTAGTAGCATCATCACATCTTATAAGAGCATATAAAATTATCCTCCTTATATAATTAGCTCCAGCACTACCTCCCCCTGCTGGTGTTCCTGCTGGTATTCTAGGAGACAATACTACAAAAGTATCACTATGTACCCAATCCTCACACTCCATATCCCATACATCTCCATCCCATGTAGAGGAGCTTGTTGATCCGTTTCTTATTTCAACATTAGATTGATGATATATAGGAGCAAAAAAAGCATGATTTTTTTCAGTATATACTGACTGATCGCCTGGATCTTCTCCTGATGTCCTCCACCAATAATACTCTGAATATCCTATATCTGTTCCCCATTGTTGTATTCCATCTACTATATAAGTAGTAGTATTATAATAATCAGGCCAAAATCTAGTACCATCAAAAGAATTATCAAAACCATATAAATTTTTAGGATATTGATAATCCTCATCAGCTCCCATCACCTCATTATAATCAGGATAATCTCCAGTTTGTCTATATCCCCAGTTAGTACTACCTGCTAAAGTTCCAAATCTCCTATCTCCCAGCCAAAAGGCATCCCTCCTATATGTAGCTCCATCTCCTCCAGGTATAGTTTCTGATCCTGCTGGATCTGCTATTAATGTCTCTACTTTTAATGCTAATCTAGGCATGACTACAGCTGTATCGTAAATACCATACCATCCATTACCTAAACTAGTACCTCCATAATACTCAAAATACTCTCCAGCTGAATCATAACCTACTATACCTGATGATGCTACAAAACTATGATTTTTAGGATATACTGTACAATTCCCAGTTATTGCTATTCTACAGCCTGATGATAACTGATTATCAGATCCTACCCATCCATATATAGACTGATTAGTAATATTAGTAAGAGGATAATTAATAGTATTAGTATTATCTGTAGAAAATGAATGATAACCAGAGCTTGTATTATTATTAATATTACCTCCTGTACCAGTTCCATAATTCCAGTTACTCATAAATACAGCTGGCCCTAGTCCTAATCCTAAAAAATTGCTATGATCGTATATAGACTTATAAGACAATAAAGGAGGAGTAAATACTACTTTAGCTCCAGCTAATACCTCCTCAGGATTATAAACAGTATGCATAATATCCTCATAAGCTAAAGCTACATCAGTACTAAGATCCTTACCATGTAAAAAAAATTTATGTCCGAAAAGTTTTCTATCAGTATTATTACTTGATTCATGATAAGCTAAAGGAGACTGTAAGAGCCATGTACAATTACCATTATAAAAACTCCCTCCACTTGAGGAGGAGTCATCTCTTATAGGAGTCATCATTAATCTTAGCTGAAATGCTGATATTATATTTTCTATAATTTTATAATAACTCCAGTACTGACCATCAGTACCTTTAAATGCTATACTATTTATCTTAGTTAATGCTAAAGGATCATGATCTAGATCATCTCTCCATGTTGAGCTTGATATATTCCCCATAGCTTTATTATAATAAAAAGCCTCATGAGTTAAAAAGTTTTCAGTTTCTGCATTATCTTCTGTCCAAAATCCAAAATCATTAAAAGATGTAGTTATTTCGTTTAAACCAGCTTTTATATAATATAAACATGATCTATTTCCCTGCTGAGAAGTCCTAAAAGTTTTATATTTTAATTGAGATAATCCATCTACAGCTCTAATCCTAATTTTATTATGAGGAGATCTATCCTCTAGCTCTGATAAATCTCCTAATATTACTCCTATCCAGTATCTCCTATAACCAATACCTGATTGATACCTTTGTATCTCTAAAGCTAGCTCATCCTCATTACTACCTGCTACAGATAAAATATCATCTATTATCTCCTCCTGATCTGTATCTCCATCCTCTATAAAAAAAGTAAATTCGCATGATGTAGTTTTAATAGGAGCTAACATAGTATCATCTCCTCCATCCATAGTAAGTACAAACCCATCTGATCCTAGATTAAAGTTTGTAGTACTACCTGATCCAGTTTTTTTATGTATTCTAACTTTAAATCTAGAATCAGGAGTAGCTGGATTCAAGCTATAAAATTCAGATTCATATTTTACATAAGCCATCTAGCAGCAGTTTTTATGTTTTTTCCCTTTTTTATTATAATTAGGTATAAAAACATCTATAATCTTATCTATCCATGCAAATACCTTATTATCATTAGTAGTAGGAGTTAAATTTACTACTACTTTTATTAAAGCCATAACAGCTATTAATAACTCTAAAAAATTTGATTGTATAAAATCTATCATAATATATAATTTAATTTAAAAATCTGTTACTGAGCCTGATACTCTATCCTGGCTCATACTACTCCTCTGATTACTTAATAAAATATCTGATCCTGATATACTACCATGCAGCCTACCAGTACCAGTATTCCCTATCATGTTTCTAAGTTTGTCTAATGGTATTATTACCTCAGGATTAGATATATTAGTACCTGCTCCCTCTCCTACCATAGCTAATGTAGGCCCTACTACCATTCCCCCCTCTGCAAATCCAAAAATTTTACCTATACCTTTACCTATACCTTTAAGTAAGCCTCCTGCTCCTGATAATAATCCTCCTCCTGGATTAATAATAGCCATTAAACCTTTCATTACTGTCATCTTTACTATTAATCTAATTACCTCCTGTATCATAGCATTAATAAAACCTTTAAAAGCATCTTTTAAACTACCTCCCTCTACTATTGTAGTAGCTACCATATCAGCAAATCCCTCTCCAAAATCTGACATAAAATTACTAGCCTGCTCCTCCATCTGTGTAATAGTTTCACTCCATCCATCAGAAATACTGTCTAAATGCTCCTGAAATTTCTCTCCAAAAGATGAGCCTCCTCCTGAGTTATCTCCCCCTGAGTCTCCTCCTGATCCTCCTCCTGAGTCTGCATTATAAGTAGGAGTATCTCCTGGATTAAAAGATAAATCTCCTCCTCCTCCTCCATCTAATAAGCCATCAAATACTCCCTCAACAGCTCCAGCCATATCTCCTGCTATTTTCTTTACTCCATTAACTAGCTCCTTACCTTTATTTTCTAAATCCTCAGCTGTAATAAACTCAATAGGCTCTTTACTATCTATATTGCTTTTAGCCTTATCATAATTTTCTACTATTTTATCAGCAAATCCTAATACATTCCCCTCTATATCAGATACCATATCATTAAAAGCATCTTTTACAGATTTTCTAGGATCTAAAGCAGCTACTATTACATTACCTAATCCTTTAAATAATGATACTATATTTTTTATACCTAGCTTAAAAAATTCCCATACAGCCTGAAATGCAAATCCTATAAACTCTATAGCTACCTTTACAGCTTGAGATTCATTATATAAATCTATTACATAATTAATAACTCCTACTATTTTCTCCTTTACTATCTCCCAATGTTTAACTATAAAACCTATAGCTACTACTATACCAGCTATTACAGTACCTATTCCACTTATTAAAAACATAGACTTTCCAAAAGCTATAGCTGCTACTCTAGCTACTCTAATAGCTTTAATCATCATAGAAAAACCAGCAACAAATTTAGAGATAATCATTAAAGTAGGCCCTAAAGCTACTAGAGCCATCCCTAGCTTTACTATTTTATCTCTACTCTCTTGACTTAAAGAGCTAAATTTATTAGCCATATTACTAAAAGTCTCTGCTATTTTTGTAGCTATAGGCATTAAAGTAGTACCTAGTTCTATACCTGCTGCTGTTAAATCACTTAGAGCCTGTTTAAATTTAAAAGCTGATTCATCAGAAACAGTATCAAAACCCTGAGCTATATTACCCTGGCTTTTATACATACCATCTAATACCTCTGTATAAGTCTCTCCCTGTAATCCAGCAGTAGCAAAAGCTGCCTGAACAGCCTTAGCTGAGCCAAAAACTTTAATAAGCTCCTGATCATTACCTTCTAAAGCTGTAAAAATTTGCTTTAGAGTACCCATAAAATCAGACTTTAAGCCTTTGCTCAAATTTTCATAACTCCCAAAAACTTTATTAAGTATTTTAGATTGCTGTTCAGCTGGAGCATTAAGTGAAAGCATTAATCTATTTACTGCTGTTAAGCTACCAGCGGCATCTCCTGAGAGCTTACTCATAGTAGCAACAGAAGCTCCTAGCTGTTCAAAAGAAATACCAAAAGCAGCTGCCGTAGGTATTACTGAGCCTAGCTTATCCATAAACTGACCAGCCTCAAATTTACCTTGCTTTAAAGTTTCGTGTAATAAATCTCCAGCCTTAGTAGCAGTCATACCACTATCAGCATAACCAGTCATTATAGAAGTAAGAGCATTAGATATAGAAGTCATATCTCCCATACCTATAGCGGCGGCCTTAGCAGAAACCTCTAAAGCCTCTAATCCCTCAGCTCCTTTAAATCCAGCTGATTGTATAAAAAATAAACCCTCTGCTAATTCTTTTGGAGCTGTAGCTGTTTCTCCTGCTAAGTCTAATACAGAATCTCTTAGCTGAGCTACCTCCTCAGCTGATGTACCTACTAAGGTATTAATCTTAGTCATTGAAGCATCAAACTCTGAGGCTGTTTTAACAGCAGCAGCTCCTATACCTAATAAAGGCATAGATACTCCAGTAGTTAATGATGATCCTATAGAGCCTAATTGCTTACTAAATCTATTTAATTTGCCCTCTACTCTTTTGATTCCTGATGTAAAGGCCTTAGAATTAAGTTTTAAAAATACAGATAGAGTCTTATTTGTACCCATTATTAATTATTTTTTATTTTTTTTATTAGCTTTATTTATTAGGTACATAGCTTTACTCCTTTCTAATTCTGCATTTTTTATTTTAGATTTTTTTTCCCAGTCAAAACTTATTAAATCAGTTTGCTTTATTTGCTGGCTAGCTTTCCTGTCCTTATTAATAAGAGCTGTAGTTTGAAATCTAACTCTCTCCCATTCAAATCTTTGCAGCATATCCTCATAGTTTTTCCTATGTTCTAATTTTAGCTGTAACTGTCTAGGAGTAAAATCCCAAAACTCCTCTAAACTCATATCTAAAAAGCCTAAAGCTAATCCCATCAAATCCTCAAAATCAGGATGATCTATTTCTTTTTTGCTTTCTTTTTTTTTTCTTCTCCTGGAGTCAATTTAGCTAGAGACTCTGTAAAAATCTCCATAGCATCATTAAATATATCCATCCCCTCCTCATCTATCCAGTCTGCTACATCATTACATGAATAATTAAAGTCCTTTTTTTGTCTCCTAGAGCCATGCTTTAATCCACAATATATAAGCTGGATAGCAGAGGTAAGAGATAAATTATCTCCTACCTTACTTAACTCCTGTAAACTTATACCTGATAGATCACACCACTCCCCTAGAGCTGCAAATCCATAATGGATAGGCCTCATCTGACCTCCTATTGCTATAGTTTTAATATTAAGCATAATTATAATTTTCTTTAAATATATAAAGAAAAATTATAAATACTATCCTACCTATACATCAGAATCTATTAGAGATCCAGTACCCTGAATACTAACAGAGTAAGTACTCCATTCCCCTATAGCTCCATTAAGAGATATAGATGTAATATATCCATCTCCTGTATATTTAGTAGCTCCAGCCTGTCCTGTAGTAGTACTAAATTGTACATTAATCTTAGTACCAGCCTCTAAAGATGGATACCATCCAGTAGCTGAGCCTCCTCCTGATCCATCTCCATCTCTAATAGGTATATCAGTAGATGTAGTATCTCCATCTGTAAAATAAGCCTCACAGTCTATGCTCCAGCTCCTAGCTCCATTCATAAATTCTTTATTACCATTAGAGCCTTTATTAGAGATGTCTATAGTTTCCTGATTAATATTTAAAGTACAAGCAGTAGAGCCTCCTATTGCAGTAAAAGAAGTACCTCCAGTAAGATCTACTCCTAAAATTAAATTACTCCCTGAAATTGTTTTAACAGCCATTTTTTATTATTTTATTTATTTATTATTAGTCAGTTAATTCCCCTGATCCTTGAATACTTATAGAATAAGTACCAGCATCCTCAGTACCTCCTGTTATACTCATTGAAGAAATAAATCCTGATCCTGAATATTCTTTTGTACCACAATCAAAAGTAAAATCTACTTTAGTAGGATACTGTATTACTCCATTTTGTGAAGCTGTACTATTACCATACATCCTCTGAAATAAAGTGTTTGCATTAACAGTCTCAGTTTCATTATAAAATACCTCAGCATCTATAGTATAAGAAGTAGCTAAGCCTATATACTCTCTCCTGTCTCCAGAGCTTTTATCAGTAACCTCATTAACATCTGTAGTTATATTTAAGGTACATGATGTAGCAGCTCCTATAATATTTTCTCCAGTATAACTAGCTGTATCATCTACTTTAAGTACCATATTAGTACCATTAATTATCGCCATGATTATCTATTTTTAAATTAATATCTTTATTTTTTGAGTCCTTTTTTTCTGTTTTGTCTTTTGCTTTTTTCTCTGTTTTGTCTTTTGCTTTTTTCTCTGTTTTATCTTTTATTAAATTATGCTCATCCTCTATTAATCCTGCATTATATAGACTAATATAAGAATCCCTATCCATAGGATTCATATATTTTCCCATTTTACCATACTCACTATTTTTTATTAATTTAACTTTATACATAACTTTATTTTAATGATTCATATTTTCTATATATATAATCTTTTATATTTTTATATAATATATCTGTAGGCTGAAAAGGAGGATCATCTACATTAGATCCTCTCTTAATTTTTTCAGGAGGAGTAAATAATAACATCTCATACATCCTAAATCCTGCTGATGTTTGATCTACACTCCCTATCCTAGTATAATACTCATTATTAGGAGCTGCATCAGTTTCTACACTCAAATCTCCTAATATTTTATTATTATAACTAATCTGTCCTGTAGTTAGTCTAGGATTATAGTTAGAATTAAAATACTCAAACCATCCCTTATAACTCCTACTACCTCCAGTATAAGCCTTACTACCCCCCAAAGATAAGCATAAAAAATGATAATCTCCTCCCCAGTAGTTAGTAGAATCAGTACCTCCATCTACTATAGTAAACTCAGCTGGAGATCCACTAAAAGAGAGACCATGATACCTACACTTAATTTTTATCCCATCAGTTAATTTACTATGAGATACTAAAAATGGAGTAGGCTGAGATTCAGAATTACTACCCATTAGATAATTTTCACTCCATGAATTAACAGGCTTATAAACCATAACAATCATAAAACCATAAGGAGTAAATAATTGATTAGGATAATTATTAATCTGAGATTGACTGACTATCCCTAAATTACTATTATTCTGAAAAAATAAATATGGCTTACAATTATCAGCTACTCCATCATAATATACAGGCATATTACTAGCATGATCTGTCTCAAGATATTCTTTTAATATTTCGTTAGTAGATCCTGTATTAAAAGTATTAATTTTTTGATAATCTGTTTTTCCCAGCTTATTAAAAGTATAAAATACATCCCCTCCATTAATAACCTTACCAGCATAATCAGGTATATTATTTGTATAATCTTTTTTTCTCATTAATCCTACCTGAGTAAAATCATAACATAATGCTAAAGGATTAGATACTGTCCTATCCTGCTCAAACCATACTCCAGCCTTATCATATCCATATTTTATAATATCATCATAATAATATACATCATACTCTATCCTCCTAGTAAATAATTTAATTTTATCAAAATACTCATCCTCCTCCTCCTGGTAAAAAATATGCTGTATATCTACATTAGATACTAAATTATGATAATTACCATTTTCTCTATATCCTGGTACTCCAGCTAATCCAGCTGAGGATCTATCTACATAATGATCTAATACATCTCTTAACTGACTACTTACAGTATTTATGTCTATATATTTATGAGATACTACCTGCATAGTTAGTCTTACATAATTCATATTAGGTAATGTATCTTTTGATAATATAGGATCTGTAAAAGTATGATATACTATTTGAGGATATGTAGAAAATGGATAACCTCCTGATCCTGTTACTGTATATGAATCCTGTATAAAATACAAAGGATATACTCCTCCATTTTTTATAGTTAAATGAGCTGGTAAATTCTCTGTTAAAATTTTATATATAGCTTTCCCTATCATTTTAGTAAGTTGTTCTTTCCCATAAATTATGTTTTTCTATTATTTGCTTTTTTACCTGTAAATATTTAGTACTCCCAAAAGTTAAAAACTCAGGGAATAGAACAAAATCATATATGTTTATATTACCATTCATATCAAAAGTACCTGATCCATTAGTATCAAAACTACCAATATCACTATGTATAGATTCAAAAGTAAAAAAATAATCCTCAAATCCATCTGATGAAGCTGAGCAAACATCTAACCAGTCTGTATAATTATTTCTATCTCCAGCTCCTCCACTTGATAAAATCCATTCATACTGTCCAGATAAATCTGTCTTACTTTCTGATCTTTTAAAATTAACAGAAAAATAAAATGGATTTTCCATAGATAAATCTAAATTTAATCCAAATGCTGGCCATTTTACTAAACCTCCAAAAAAACCAAATCCTCTGTGAGTAATACCTCCTCCATTCTCCTCTAAAGCCATACCTCCTGAGTTAAATTTTACCATACCTCCTGCTGCTGGATCTCCTATTACCTCAGTAAAAAAATATATACCTCCTGTATCATTAGTACTATTACTATCTTTAAATAATACTGATGAGGATGTAGAGGTACTATCTGATCCAGGTAATTCTACTACACAAAAAAAAGTAACCTCTGAGTATTTTCTTTTAACATTATTATTATTTTTTAATAAATATTTATTTAATCCACATTCTAAATAGTTATTACTATTATATTGAGGAGGATTTTCTATACTTTTTTTAATAGTAGGCCTATATGTATTACTGGTAAAAGATGGATCATAAAAATAATTATAATAACCTCCTATACCAGCTCCTATATCATCTATAGTATCAGGATTAATAGTCTCATTTTTAAATTTTAGAGTATTAGTAGTATATAAATAATTTACTCCCTGATTGAGAGCTATAGGTTGAGTATATAATGGATCATCTGTACTATTAATATTAGTAGCCATTAAATTCAAATCAGTAAATTTTAATAATATATCAGCTCCCCATATTGATAAATCATCTATGTATATTAATTCAAATGTTAAAGAATTTTTATATATTTTTAATTTATCATCAAAAGTATCTATTCCACTTTTAAAATTTAAAGCCTGAATCTGTAAGCCTCCCATATATTGTATATCTCCTGTAGATGGTGGATTATAAAATCCATAATTATATGGTACTAAGGGATTAGGAGTACCAAATCCTATACCAGTAGAATCAGAGCTATTATAAGAGTTTTTATATCTATGTAATTGATTAATAACTAATGTAGATAGCTGTATTAATTCAGCATAACTCTTAGATAATACCATTAAATCAAATATTATAACATTATTAGGAGATCGTACTCCTTTTACCTTATCAGGATCTGTACTATCAATACTGTATATAATAGCTGGATATAGAGTAGCCTGAGGCTTATATTCAGGATATACTCTTGTATTTACAAAAGAATATATCTCCTCTGATGGATTATCTATTATAGAATCTGATCCCTCAGCAGCATATCTACCTAGTAATAATAATTTTAAAAGTCTCCCTATCATTTTATGATCTCCAAAATGTACTAATTAATTTATTAACTCCATCTATTATTAATTTAGCTGTTAATTCTTTTGTACTCTCCCATGCATCAGCTAAAAAAGGAGTAGCTTTCTCAGTCATCCCTCCATCTCTAGTCTTATGCATATAAGATGGGAAGGCTACATACCATCCCTTAATTTTATCTTTTTTTCTATATCTAGCTCCTACTCTAACTCCTGTTTTAGTTCGCCATCTACCTATAGATTTTTTAAGATTTTTAGTTTCTCCTACAGGAGCTAAAGCCTTTGCTACAGCTGTCATGGGCTTAGCAGCATTAAATACTATTTTATTTATCTCTGAATTAGCTTTTTTTTGAGAAAATTTATCTTTTATACGATCTAATCCTTTTATTAAATCTTTAAAATCTCTTTTATCTATTTCTATTGATGTCCAGTCTTGTTTACCTATCATAATATTTACTCTACAAATTCAGGATAATCATTATCTGTAAAAGTACATCTTAAAAGAATACCTCTCCCTCTACCTTGAGGCTCTACAGAAACAATATTCCAAAATTTATTATCATGCTTAATACATATTTTCTCAGCTGTAGATAGAGTAGTACTACTTATATAAAATATACTATCATCTCTGACTAAAAAAGCTACTTTATACTCTGCTCTTAATGTATCATCCTCTATTTTTTCATTACCTTTAATACCTGTAGTAAGTAATTTGGCCCATACATCTTTACTAAAAGACTTAGAATATACTACCTCTCCATAATCATTCTGAGATCTATTATTTAAATATACTTTTATTAAAGTATCTAACTCTCCAGCTTTTAAGATTTCACTTTTAGCCATTTTAGTAAGTTTTAAATCTATATGGATCTAATAAATACTCTGAGGCCTTAGGTAATCTACTTACTGTATCCTCTCTTTTTTCATACATAAAGCCAATTATAAGCTGAATAGCAGACTTAATAGCATCAGGTACATCATCAGCAGAAGTACCATATCCAGCCTTAAATTTAATCTCTACAGCATCAGCTCTATCATCTAAAGTAGGTAAGCTAATACCATCCATTATTTCTATAAATCCCTTTTGATTAATAAAATTATGTACAGAATAATCTGTAGCTGCTGTCATTGTTTGCTGAGTACCAGTATTATCATAATACTTAACATGAGTAATACTAGCTAAAGGAGCATAAGGTAATACTATCTGATTAAGTCCATCCTTACCTACATAACCTCCATTAGTTATATATACTCCATTATTTAAAGCCTGCTGATAGCTATTAGATACATATATATCAGTCCAAGTCTCCATATATAAAGTATATTCAGTCTCTAAAAATCTACTATTAGTATAATTCTGAGCTACATCTATAGCTGCTCCTATTAAACTGGTAATCAATGTATCCTCTGATGTATTAGTAACTCTTAAAAAAGTTTTTACATCAGCTAAGGATAATAGATCAGTAGCTGTAGGAGATGTATTTAAATTTAATTTTATCATATTAAATCTATATAAACAAAAAAAGGAGGAGGTACTCCCTCCTCCCTTTTAAAAAAAATTAATAACTAAATATACTAATCTAGTAAAGAAGTATATTTTACAAAACTAGCTCCTGAAGCTACTTTCCAATCATAATGCTGGTTTACTACTAATCTTACAGAGTTATTAGTTGCAGCTGAATATGGATCTACTAATATTGCAGTAGGCCCAAAAGTAGCAAAATAAACTCTAGAGAAATCTCCAAACATTCCATCAAAAGACTTAGAGCCTACAGTTTCTACTTTAGCTGGAGCTGAGCTAAACCATCCAGGATAACCAGCTAATCTATCATCTGTATATAATGGAGATACTGATCCTACTAAAGCAGATTTTTTAATCTCAGAATATCCATAAAAACTATTTACAAATCCTAAATTACCATCTAATCCATGATCATCAGCTAATTTTTGTATAGCAGCTAATAAATCAGCAGATACAGTATCAGTTCCATAAGCAGCAGCCTCAGCAAAGTCTAGAGTACCAGTAGTACCCACAATACATCCAGGACCAGCAGCAGCATCAGTACTAGCAAACATATTAGCATCTATTTTAGCTGCTATTTGTCTACCCATATCAGCCATAATAGCATTTTCTGCTCCTGTTCCATTTTGCATTAATATAACATTACTAATATTAGCATATCCATTAATACGATTAGGAGTCAATGTAACCTTACCAAAATCAGTAGATGTATTAGTACCATCTGCTATCTCATCTGCCCATGCTACAGCATTAGCTCCAGTAATAGGTACTACTGTATCAGCAGCTAAAGTACCTAAGTTAGTAAGGCCTACTTTATTATATAAAGCTCCCTCTACTAAAGCATCAGCAAAGGCATTAACAGATACAGGAGCAATAGCACTAGCTCCCTGATCTACATAATCAGCAGCAGATCTAGACTCTGCTTTATTAGTCATCCATGATGGTAATCCTATACCATTCATAGAGCCTCTATTTTCTTTCTCAGCCTCTTTATGCATTTCTTTCTCTACTCCAGTAAGACCTCCCTTTTGTACATCTCTTACAGCTTTAAATAAGCTCCATGATTTCATTTCTTTATTAGCAGCCTCTTGATCGGTTTGTACTGACATATTAACAGCTATAGACTTATTTAGCTGCTCCTGTCTTTCAGCTATTTCTATTTTTTTATCTAAAGCCTTAATCTCAGTATCAAAACCCTCCCAAGTATTTTGCTCATCTGCTGATAAATCTCTATCCTCAGACTTAGCATTATCCAATATAGCCTCCATAGTTTCCACTAGCTCAGCTCTATTTTCTTTTAAATTAATTGAGTTCATTTTAATACGAATTTTTAAGTTTTAATAATTTGATTTTTTTATCTAACAAGTCTCTCCTAATTTGATATTGTTCTTGTTTCTTGTTTTCTTGTTTTTCTTTTTCAGTTCTGTAATTTAAAAAGCTCCTCTTACCAGCCTCTGCATCAGGATAGGCTGGATATGTTACTGGAGATACATCTAATAATCTACCTACCTTTTTAATAGTTCTAATAGTTCTACCCTCCTCATCCTCATCCCATGAATCCTCCTCTACTATAAAACCAAAACTAGACTGACTTACATCTCCTCTCTCTAGGCTTACCATAAGATCTCTACCAGTAGTAGTATCAGGAGCTGTAAAAGAATATTTTAAACCTCTCTCATCTACAGATAGACTCAATGTACCTGCTGTAGTCCTACCTAGAATTAAATTAGGATCATGATTAAATAAAGCTCTAACATCATTATCTAATACCTCATTAAAAGCCTCAGGATCTATTTTCTCTCTAAATCCTCCTAAATTTTCAGATAGAGCTGGATTACCATCAGTATCAGTAAATACACTAGCATAACCTACTACCTCTCTACTCTCTGCATTTTCTACTCTTATCTCTGAATTTAAAAAGTTTCTCCTCTCTAAACCCTCTATTTTATTTTTATTTTTATCCATTTTGATTTTCATTATCATTATTAGTTTTACCTACCTCTCCTAAATTTAAAGGTACATAATAATTACTACCATCTGCTACCTGATTCATATCCTCCATATCTCTAATATCATTAGGAGATAATGCTCCTACATTAAATAATTTAGTATAATAATCAGCTCTACTATTTACATCTCCTCTTAATAGCTCATTAGTTCTAAACTTACAAAAGTGAGTACTTTGTTCTTTAGTACTTAATAATTTTCTATTTAGCTCTTGCTCCCAGTTTATAAGGTAAGGAGTTAAAGTATATTTAGCAAACTCTAAACTCTGCTGCTCTATATTAGAATAGGTACTCCTAGATAAATCTCCAATAAGATGAGGAGCTAATCTGAAAATCCTAGCTATCTCAGCTACTGAGAAATTTCTACTATCTATAAAAGCTGCATCTGCTAAAGGCATAGCTATAGGCTTAAATTTAGTACCATTTTCTAGTACAGCTGTTTGATGGCTGTTTTGTAATCCTGAGTATCTATTGGCCCATGATTGTCTTAACCTATTAGCAGCATCATCAGTAAGTACTCCAGGATGTTCTAATACTCCTGATAAATTAGCTCCTTGAAAAAAATTAGAGCCATATTGCTGAGTAGCTAAACCAAAACCTACAGCCTCCTTACAGGCTTGTATAGGAGACTTACCTACTAATCCATTAAAAGATAAACCTACTATATGTAAAATCTCCATAGATCCATAAGTACCTCTATCTTTAATTTTATAATATACATCCCCATCATCTCCCTCTAATACCTCTACCTTATCAGGCTGTATTATTTCTAGAGCTATAGGCCTACTCCCTCCATTCCTAGTAATTAAGCAATAAGCATTACCCCATAACAGCAGACTGTTCATTAAAGTATTTCTCCATGTAAAAGATGTATATTTAGTATTAGGAGCTACAGATAACAAATTATTTAAAGGTATTTTTTTATCTATATATTTAGATCCATCCTTATCTATTTTATATACATTAAGAGGCAAACTAGCAATAGTTTCAGATAATAATCTTACAGCGGCCCATACAGCAGGTAATGCTATAGAATTATCCTCACTAACTCTCACTCCACTAGATGAGCTGCCTACAGCTCCAATAGTAAAATTATTAGATGATCTAATTTCTTTTTTATTTCTATAGAAAAAATCTAGTAATCCCAAAGTAGATTATTTAAGGTATGTAATTACATTAATACCTACAAATATAACAAAAAAAAACAGGTAATATCCCCCCCTTTAATATTAAAAAAGGCATAATATTTGTATTATATACTTAACTCTAATTGTAATTTATTAGGATTCCATTCATAATAAAATAAAGTATAAAAAGTACCTCTATTAAATTTGTCTCTAAATTGCTCCTTATGTAGTATAGGAGTATTCCTAGTAATACTCATTTTTTTATCCTTAAAATTAACTATAATAGGTATAAAGCCATACTGACTATATAGCTTTTTTTCAGGTATAGCTATTAGAGTCTTACTTTTTAAAGTAGGAGCTACTCTATATCCTTTAATCAGTTTTTTTAAGCTGTAGTAATTCATTTTCATAATTTTGTTTCTGTTTATTTATTTTCTGTTTATTGTATTTTTTCATATTTGCTAAAAAACTATCAGGCTTAGGAGAATCTAAAATAAAAGATCCTTTACATATAAAACAGCCATCTACTTTTATTAGAGCCATTCTTTGACATCTCATACAAAATCTAAATTTTTGATATTCCATAATTACATATTAAAAGCTCTTATTAATCCTTTTTTAGAAATAGGTATATCTATTACACTTACAGGATCTACAAATCTATTAGCCTTAGAGTCATCTGTAGGAGATATATAATCTTCTCCTTTTTTAAAAGTTTTATTCAATTTACTCCTAAAACTTACAGCCTCTTTTTTATTTACAAATCCTCTATTTTGTAAGGGAGATGGATGGCCATCTACATCATACCAATTTACTATATATATTTTCATCTTATTTCTGTTTTAAAAAAAGGAGGAGCTTTTAAACTCCTCCCATTTATTATTATAATGTTCCTATTACTCTAGTTTTTAAAAATCTTCTAGTATAAGTATTACCTTCTTTAGTTTCAGTTATAAACCATATACTTTTTTGAGTTTCTTTTGTTATAGCTTTTACTTTGCTAGTGTGTCCAAAGTTCCATAATAAAGTAGTACCTACTTTAATTTGTCCAGCTGGAGTTCCTTTTACTAAACCTATTTCTTGAAGTTGAATTGTATTTGTCATAATTGTATTTTTTAAAATTATTATTTCTGTTTGTTTGTTATAACAAATATACTACTTTTTTCCTTATAAACAAGGTTAAAGGCAAAAAAAGATTAGTTTTTTTACTCCTACCTCTGTTAATTTTTTTAAAAGTTTTTTTAAATTTTTTGCTTTTTAGGTATTTTAGAGGCAAATACTATATAAATAGTAGGCCTCTATCCTCATAGCTTGACTGATTATCCTCCTCTAAACCATTAAGATATTCAGCTAAAGCACATACTAGAGCTATTACTCCATCTATTTTTTCAGTACTTTTAGCCTTATTGGGTTTGATATTACCAGCTGGATCAGATGATATATGTACACTATGAAACATCCATCTCAGTACTGGATTACCTCCATGATTAATTTGTTTAGATAGTATTAATTTCTCTAGCATTTTAGTAGGAGCTGATAGAGATACAAATCCCATACCAATAGGATTCATTTTAGCTCCATCATTAATTAAGTTTACTACTAACTGACTAGCTCCCCATCTATCAAAAGCACATGATATGATATTATACTCCTCAGCTAAATCTTTAAATTTTTGCTCTATGTAATTATAATCCTGTACATTACCAGGAGTCTCTATTATATATCCCTCATCTACCCATGTTTGATAATCTACTCCATCCCCTAATCCATCTGCTTTTACCTTAGCCTCAGGTAAAAAAAAGTATGGTAATACATCAAAATTACCATCCTCATCAGGGAAGATTAATACTAGAGCTGATATATCTCTAGTACTAGCTAAATCTAATCCAGCATAACAGTCTCTTTTAGCTAGTTTTTTAGGCTCTATAGGAGAAATATTACACATCATAAAATCATTATCTGAGATCCATAAGCTCTCTGATCCAGTCCATAAATTTAGATGGAGTCTCTTAAAGGTATTAGTAAAGCTAGGAGTAATCTCAGCTTTTTTAAATTGTTGCTGAAAATAAGCCTCTTTAATAATTACTCCCAGTCCAGGATTAGCTTTTCTCCATACCTCCTCAGATTTCCAGTCATCCTCAGGCTCAGCTCTAAAAAGTACTGGTAAAAAAGTAGGATCATCTATTATCCCATCTCTTACTTTTGTAGCATACTCTGACATCTTATAGCATATACTATTTTTATCATATCCTGCTGTAGTAATAAATATCTGTAAAGGCTCTCTCCTAGCTCCTGTAGCTGTAGTAAGAGTATCTACTAGATCAGAGTTTTTCTGAGTATGTAGCTCATCAAATATTAAAGTACTAATATTTAATCCATGAGCTGTATTAGATTCAGCTGAAATAGCTTTATAAAATGATCCAGTACTCTCTATAGTTATTGAGTTTCTGTAGATCTTACATCTAGAATTTAGCTCCTTATTATTGAGGATCATACTCCTAGCTATTTGAAATACGATAGAGGCCTGATTACGATCTGCTGCTGCTGATATTATCTCCTGTCCTGATTCATTAGAGCAGAATAATTGAAAAAGTACGATAGCTGCACAGAGATTGCTTTTTCCATTTTTTCTAGGTATCTCTATATATACAGATCTATATTTTCTATATCCATCCTTATCTACCCATCCAAAAATAGGTTTTATTATTTGGTCCTTTTGAAAATCCTCTAATATAAAAGGCTTACCTCCTAGCTCTCCCTTAGTATGAGTACAAAATTTCTCTATAAAGGCTACAGCCTTATTAGCTTTATGTTCATTAAATTTATATTTCATTTTCCCTGACCTATATAAGATTTTTTATATCCATCAGAATTTTTATTCCTGCTCTGCTTATTTTTAGCATGAATACCTCTTCTTTTTTTTTTCTTATTAGGAGTATATCTCCATACATTTTTTTTAGTAGCCATAATTAATCATTAAAAAAATTAAATTCATTATCCTTAATCTCTAGCTTAGCTGGAGCTGATATTTTTGTTCTGCTGCTAGGAGTTAAACCAAAATGAGCTGCTATTTTTATAGCTTGATCTAGAGCCTGTTTGCTTACTGTTTGCATAGGTACTATTTGACTATGCTTAGGATTCCCCTCATCATCTTTATAAATCATAATCCTCCCAGTTTTTCTAAGAGCCTGCTCAGCTTCAATATGTAAAGCCATAGAGTTACTATAAGCCTCTATTAATTTTAGATCTACCTGAAATAACATCCCTAAATCATTAAGCTGTTTTACTACTAAATTATATTGCTCCTTACCTATTTCAGATAACCATTTTGGAGCTGCTGGTACAGCTGGTACTTTAGCTACCTCCATAGGATTATCTAGCTCTCTAGATTTTCTAAGAGTACCTCTAGCTTTTTTTAATTCTGTAGGTATTTTTTTTCTCCCTGTCATAATAACTTTAATTGAGATGTATTATCTTTTATATATTTTATGCTTTTATTATAATAATATTTATTTATCTCCATACCTATAAACTCCTTACAGCCATAATAAAAAGCAGCTATTGCTGAGCTACCTGATCCTAAATGAGTATCTAAAATCTTAAAATTTTTATCTCCATAATTTTTTAATATCCATTCATATAATTTAACTGGCTTCTGTGTAGGATGAAATCTATTTTTATCAGAGTTTATAGCTCCATAGTACATATAGTTAAAACATTTTAATTTTTTATTTTTAAAAGATGTCCATGCTAGCTCTCCATCAGAATAACTATCTATAGGATTATTTTTATACCAAAATATCCATGCATCATTTTCATATAAATAATTAGTAAAATAATTACCTCCCCATATTATCTGATCTTTAGATATTCTAAATAACTCTATCCAATAATTTTTAATAGGTTTGTAATCCCATGTATCAGCTGTTATTTTATATTTATGAGCTGATCTATATTTACCTCTCTGAGTTTTATTTATTATTGAGTATGGAGGATCTACTATAGCTAAATCAAAATAATTATCAGAATATTTTTTCATAAGATCTACACAATCTCCATTATATATTTTTAAATTATTTTTTTCAAACATAAATATTTAAATCTAAACCTAAACTAGTTCTAGTTTTGTACCCCCTATGAAATTCTACCCCCCCCTTGACTATTTCGGATAGAAATACAGTCAAGA